CCGATCTTTGTATCAGTATTAGTTAAAGTATGACGTACAGCATCTTCTCTCTTAACCCAAGTTGTTCCATTAAATTTGAATAATCTGTTTGGCATGAAATCTGTTCTTAAAAAGTAATCTCCATCGACGGCATTTGCTGGAAATGCGATACCGTGACCAAAATCAACACCGTTTTCTGGTATACCATCTCCTAAAAGATAACCAGTGTATCCCGATCTCTTAGGACGTTCATGAATTCTACTAACATCTAACCCTGTCATACTAGCATCTGGTTCTGTTTCGTCTACAGTTTTTAGTGCAGGTCTTCCAGTTGTTTCGTCTACTGCAAGAGTGTAAAACTGTTCAGTTGCATAACCGCTCAGTGGAGTCTCAGCTTCTGCTTGATTAACAATTGCATCATTAATTTCCAAACTCTTATTATAAGTGCTTAGAATATCTTGAATTGTATTACCGTTATAAACACTATAATAACTAGTATTTGGTGGAACATTGCCTGTGGTTGTAGCAGTCACAGTATATAAAATTCCTTGATATTTTACAATTTCGCCTGGATTATATGTCCTATTAGGATCGTACTCGCCAGTAAAATTTGCATCCTCGTCAGATGGTCGATTTAAAATATCTGCATATTGTTGAGAATCTGCTATTTTTTTAAGCTTTAATCTATAAAGATGTGGCCACCACGTTACACTAAATCCTTCAGCGGCTCTGCCGACATCTTCAATAACAAAATATCTAGGCAATGCTGTGTCAAATTCGTTCAAGGCATATTCGTCTTTTAAATGAGGTAATTCTAATACATCACCTGCTAAGGGTTTTCTGCCCACTACAGTTACAAAGTCGTTTATATGTACAGTCATATAAACCATATCGTTGTCTAAAAACAGACCAAATTGGCTTAGATTAAAATCAATGTCCTGAACTTGATAATGCCCGCGTATTCTGTAAATATCTTCGCTGTATTTTCTATCTCGATTTTCTAAAAATAGTAAATCTTGTATATTAGTTTCTTTTAGAATATCATATTGGGGCTGATCTGCTGTTGCATTTTCGTCACTAGGGTTTTTTGGCCCAAGATACTTGTGCAGATAGACGTCCGTTCCGCCAACTGTGAACATTTCACTGACTTGGCGATCTATAAATTTGTAATCTTGCCCTTTTTCGGGGCGGTAAAGTGATATACGTGGCATAGTACAATATTTAGCGATAAATAAGTGTGGGAGATCGCTATGGCTGTTAATGAAACCAATTTACCTAACAATCCGCAACAAGTTAAACAAACAGTGTTTGATTATGTTAGACTAATGTTGGGCGATGGAATGATTGATGTTGAACTAGATCCAGCACATTACGAAGTAGCTCTAGACAAAGCTCTTAATAAATTTAAACAGCGTAGTCCTAATAGTGTAGAAGAAAGTTATACATTTCTTACCCTAGAAAAAGACAAAAACGATTATATTTTACCAGAAGAAATTATCAATGTACAGAGTGTTTTTAGGCGTACATTAGGATCAAGAACTGGTGGCGGAACTGGTACTAATTTTGAACCTTTTAACTTAGCATATACAAATACATATTTGTTAAACAGTACTATGTTAGGTGGTATTGCAACATATTATATGTTTGCCAGTTATCAAGAAATGGTAGGTAAAATATTCGGAAGTTATATAGAATTTCAATGGATTCAGTACAGTAGAACCTTACGTATTTTACAGCGTCCTTTTACAGAGGGCGAAGTTTTAATGTTACGCTGTCAAAATAAACGTCCTGATTATGTTATTATTCAAGATCTTTATGCTAATCAGTGGATCAAAGATTATACTCTAGCAACTTGTAAATTAATGCTAGGGGAAGCACGTAGTAAGTTTGGAGCTATTGCCGGACCAGGCGGCAGCGGACAATTAAATGGAGCCGATTTAAAAAGCTCTGGTAAAGAAGAAATAGAAAAATTAGAAAAAGAATTAGAACTTTATATCCCAGGCGGTACTGGATATACATTCGTAATAGGTTAATATGAAAATATACGAAATTATTACTGAAGATGCAGCAAAAAAATTATCTAAAACTTCTAGAGAAGCAGCCCCTTATGCAAAACAAATGCATACAGATCAATATTACGGAATGTATAGATTTGGTATTGCTATGGCAGGAGAGCCTGAACATTCTGCACCTAAAGAAGGACCAGCTAAGGATATGCCTACAGTTTGGATGTATACCGATGCTGAAAGCGACATCGTAGATAGAGCTGCTAAAAATCAAGGCATCAAAGGTACTACCATAGTTACCAAAGGACCTAGTTCAGAACTCAAACAAATAAACACAACAAGTCCTGTAGCTAAACCAAAGCGTAACAAATACGGCGTCTAATTTCTTGACATAGTAACAAAATTATAATAAATTATAGTGTTAGGAGACACTATGATTATTGGTTTTGTTGGATTCATCGGTTCAGGTAAAGACACTGCTGCGGACTATCTTGTAAATTTACATGGTTTTAGAAGAGACAGTTTTGCATCTACACTTAAAGATGCAGTTGCTTGTGTATTCGGCTGGGACCGCACCCTCTTAGAAGGTCGTACTAAAGAAAGCAGAGAATGGCGAGAACAGCAAGACGACTGGTGGACAGACCGTCTGGGCCAACCTATCACACCTAGATGGATACTTCAACACTGGGGTACGGAAGTTTGTCGTAACGGTTTTCATAATGACATTTGGATCGCTAGTTTAGAGAATAAAATTCGTAAAACTAACGACAATGTAGTCATCACTGATGTAAGATTTCCTAACGAAATAGCTGCAATTAAAAATTCTGGAGGCAAGGTTTTTAGAATTAAAAGAGGTCTCGATCCAGAGTGGTATCAAGATGCTATTAATTTTAATCAAGGTCCTACAAATATGACTTGGGCTATTAGCAAAATGCGTTTAGATCAAGCCAAAGTTCATGCTAGTGAGAGCAGTTGGGTAGGCAACAAAGGAATAGATTTAGAAATTGACAATGACGGCACTATAGACGATTTATATAATCAGCTTAGAAATCAGGTTGAAGATCCCCTTGACGCCATTGACCGTGCTCTTTATGTAGGACTCGCTGACAATTTGCACACACCGTCTTTAGATTAGCAGTACGGCAATTATTAAGATTGCCGTCAATGTGGTAAACATTGAATTGCTCTTTGTATTTGCTTTTAAATCCGCATTTATCGCAACTTAATTTTTGCCTATAGCCTTCTCTGAACCATTTGGGTATACCAACAGTTGTTCCATTGTATCGTAAACATGTTTCGCATTTTTTACGATAATAAGTTTTACCATTCTTGATATAGTTCACCGCAGCAGGTCTGAAACCACAAATACATAAAGGTCTATTCATAATAGTATTTATTGCTGCCCTTTTCTGCCCCTTTTCTTGGTTATATAAATAGCCAATTTTGGTATTTCTCAATAAATATATGTAGAACAAAAAACTCCAAGGAGAATCCAGATGGCATTAAGTTCACCAGGCGTAGAAGTCAAAGTTATTGACGAGTCATTTTACACACCAGCTGAGCCAGGTACAGTACCTTTAATTATTGTAGCATCGGCCCAAGATAAAGCTAACGGTAGCGGCACAGGCACAGCTCCTGGCACTACGAAAGCTAATGCTGGACAAGTTTATCTATTAACCAGCCAAAAAGATTTGGCTGATACTTTCGGCGATCCAGTTTTCAAAACTGACGCTAATAATAATCCTATTCATGCTGGCGAGCAGAACGAATATGGTCTACAAGCTGCATATAGCTTACTAGGTGTGAGCAATCGTGCATATGTTGTACGTGCAGACGTAGACTTAGACGAGCTGTCAGCAAGTGCTACAGAGCCGACAGCTAACCCAGCAGGTGGCACCCATTGGCTAGATGTAGCTAATACTACATTTGGTATCTTCGAGTGGAACGGCAATCCTATTACTGCTAGTAGCGGACAAAAATTTGTTAATAAAGTTCCGACAGTTATTACAGATACTAGTTTACTTTCAGGTAATCAACCAAAAAATAATATTGGATCCATCGGTGACTACGCATATGTAGCAGTGGATTCTACTGCAAGTGCAGCACTAACTACATTACATCCTGGAACTTTATGGTATAAAAGTAGAGGAGTTGCTCCCGGCCAAGACGGCGGCGACTGGGTAGAAGTAGGAAGCGAAGAATGGTCAGTAAGTTGGCCAACAGTTACAGGAAGTGTTGCTAACCCTACAGTCACTCCAGGACACACATTTTTTATTAACAATAACTTAATCAGCCCAAGCGGCAGTACTGTACAAGATGTTGCTACAAAAATCAATATCGGAGTGAACGGTGTTAAGGCTGCTGTAGTAAATGGCAAATTAGAAATTTATGGTTACGAGCACGACGATACAGATGCCGGGGACAGTACTTTATTAACTCCAGCATCACGTGTTACAATCAGTGCTGGTTCAGGTACAATTTTAACTGATTTAGGTATTACAACAGGAACTTATTTTGTTCCTAAACTACAAATCAGCAAACACACTGAAGTTCCTACATGGAAAACAAATGACACTACACCTCGCCCAACAGGTTCAGTATGGATTAAAACAACTAATCCTAACAACGGAGCAGACTGGAGCGTAAAGCGTTGGAATGGCACAACGTTGCTATGGGAAGCACTAGCGGCTCCTATCTATGCTAATGGACATGCTGCAATTTATGGTTTAGATGCTAGTGCCGGCGGAGCGAATATTTCAGTCGGTGCTCTTTATGTTCAAAGCAATTACAATGAAAGAGTAGGCGATACTGGTAATGTGTTAAGAGCAAACTTCAAATTATTCCGTAGATCAGCTGTAGGCCCTACAATTATTCGCTCTAGTGCAATTCAATCTAGTACATTTACTGTAGGAGTTAATAACTTCACTATTGCAGAAAGTTTAGTAGGTAGCGGAAGTTTAGATACAGCTCGTACAGTTGCATTTACTGCTACTGGTGCAACCAGTGATGCAGATCTAGTTGTAGCTGCAATCAATGCAGCTGGCTTCACTAACATTGAAGCAAGTGTTGATAGTTCTAACAGAGTTGTGATTAGTCATAAGAGAGGTGGCGATTTTAGACTCAACGACGGTACTAGTACACCTTTAAGCGACATGGGATTTGCAGCATTTAATTTTGAACCAACAAGCGGTAGTTACGGTACAGGTACTGCTAACTTGAGAACAGCACCGGCCGAAGATGAATTAAATCAAGATTTCATTGCAAGTTTATGGCATCCTTTAGTTTATGTTGCAGATACAGATGCACCCGCAAGCTTAACTGAAGACGGTCAATTATGGTATAGCAGTGTAGTTGATGAAGTAGACCTATTGATTCATGATGGAAGTGACTGGGTTGGATATAGAACAGCTACAAGTCCTTTTTATGCTAACGGTACAGATCCAGCAGGACCTATCGTTAGTGCTACTACACCAGAACTACA